CTGTAAATGGAAGAATGTACAGGATGTCGCCCGGGGCGATGTCGTCGAGGTCGGGGGTCGGCCCTATGACGTAGTGACTAACGCCCAGCCGGACGGTACCGGCATGGCGTTGCTGGCGCTGGCGGTGCAACAGCGGTGATTGATCTGCATATCGACAAAGCGGGTCTGCAGCGTGCAGCTCAAGAGCTGGATGCAACCGATGCGCAGGTTCTGCAGGCGGTGCGCGGCACGATCAGCAAGATGGCGCGCTGGGCGCGTTCGCGCTCGGTGCGGGAACTGGCCGGAGGCCTTGTCGTTCCTCAGAAGATTCTGCGACCCCGGATCAAGGCGCAGCGACTGCGGCGCACGGCAACGGGGGCTGAGGCAGGCGTCTGGTATGGTCTGAACCCGGTGGCATTGATCCGGCTCGGTGCACGCCGAACCCGCGCTGGCGTGAGCGCCAAAGGAGGGTGGCATATCGAGGGGCCTCCATTGCCCAGGCTCGCAGGGGCAAGCGGCAGGTGTTCAGGCGTAAGGGGCGTGCCCGGCTGCCGATTGCAGTGCAGACTGCCAGGATCGAGGCCCAGGCGACCGATTATCTGGAAAACGACCTTTCGGGATCGCGCGACTTCGAGCAGCAGTTCCGACAGGTCTTCGAGCATGAACTGACATGGCGAATGCGCAGACGTTGATAACCCTGGATGCCCTGCATGAGGCCATCCTTGCGGCTATACGCCAGAAGTTTCCGCAGCTGGCGACGGTAGTGGCCTATCGTCAGGACCAAGGTAGCCTGCCTGGTGGAGCTGGCCGAGCTGGAGGCGACTGACGAGCTGGACCCGGGCACCGGACGGCTGGCGCTGCAGGCGCGCTGGGAGGCGCGGCTGATCATTGGCTTCCGGCAGGGAGCGCTCAACCCGGGACTGGAGATCAGAAAGCTGGCAGCGGCACTGGCTGCCTGGGTGCATATGCAGCGCTGAGGCCTGCCGGTGGGTGCTGCCGACGTGTTGGGTTGCTGGCCCGATGACTTTGACCCAGGGTTGGAGCAATACGAATGCTGGCGCGTGGAATGGCAGCAGGTCATCCACCTGGGCACGTCCGACTGGACCGATGGCGGCGCCACGCCCACGGACCCGGCCGTGTCGTTTGCGCCCGCCATCGGTGCAGAGCACGAGGCCGACTACCTGCACCTGGATCGGGAAGCGCCCTGATGAACGCCTACGCGCTGGCCGAGACCGAGCGGCTGCTGGCCAACCTGATCCGCGCCGGCACCGTGGCCGCCCTCGATGCAGCGGCCGCGCGCGTGACGGTCGATGTCGGGGGGGCTGACCACTGACTGGCTGCCGTGGATCACTCGGCGCGCGGGTGAAACGCGCACCTGGTCGGCACCGCGCCCCGGCGAGCAGGTGCTGGTACTGGCGCCCTACGGGGATCTGGCCCAGGCCGTCGTGCTGCCCGCGCTCTACCAAGACGCGCACCCGGTGCCTGCCGCCCGCCAGGACATCGAGCGCATCACCTACCCGGACGGCAGCACGGTCGATTACGACAGCGCCCAGGGGCAGCTGACCGTCACGGTGGCGGCTGCCGGGCGTGTCGTCGTCAATTGCCAGGCCGCCACGATCAATGCGGCCGATTCCGTGACGCTGGCCACGCCCCAGACCATCTGCACGGGCGCGCTGACGGTGCAGGGTCTGCTCACTTGGCAGGCCGGCATGATCGGCACGGGTGACGCTGCCATTGCCGGCAATGTGGCCGTAGCCGGCGGGCTGTCCAACAACGGCGTCAACGTGGGTGCCGGCCATCGTCACAGCAGCGTCGAGCTGGGCAAGGACACGAGCGGGCCGGCGCTCTGAAGGGCCGGTGCTCAGAAGCACGGACGACGCTATGTGGCCAATCGCAGCTGTGGAGGCTGGCCAGGCGCAGTGGGGGGCGAGCCACTGCCGGACACGACGGATAGCGGGGTCAGATTGAAGGTCAGAGCGTTGATCTCGTCGACGCTGACGCATAGATCCCGTGCAATCTGGCTGCGACCTATTTTCTGGTCCTGCAGATGTGCCATGACCTTGGACAGTAGCTGCGAGGTTTCCCGCGCCATGGGCTCAGGCTCGGTGGAGCGGTAGCCGTTTCTGGACATGGAGACGCAGAGGTTTCGGTAGATCCACTCCGAGACCTGGCCAAGATCACTGTAGCGCCGGGCCAGCGCCACCAGCGATACACCCCAGTAGCGCTTGATCCTGATCAGCTGCGGGACCGTGAAGGCTGCCGGCTTTCGTGCGATGACGGCGTCCTTGGGCATCAGGAAGGCCGCCGCAAAGGCGTTGGCCTGCTGCTCGATCTCATCGTGTCTGCGCTCTCCTGTCTCGTCCCGGTGCAGCATGCTGTACGTGTCACGGACCAGGTGCCCCAGTTCGTGGGCGGCATCGAAGCGGCTGCGCTCAGCGGACTTCATCGTGTTGAGAAACACGAAGGGCGTGCCCTCATACCAGCTGCAAAAGGCATCCACATCCCGGGACTCTTCCGTCAGCGAGAACACGCGGACCCCCTTGGACTCCAGGAGGTGAATCATGTTGCGGATGGGGCCATAGCCCAGCCCCCACTGCATGCGCAGTGTCAGGGCGGCATCTTCCGGCGAGAGATCGCTGAGGTCCGGCAGATCGGCCTGCGGGAGCTTGAAGCGCGCATCCATCCATTCGTTGAGTCGGAATGCGATGGCGCCGGCGCCGAGTGCGCAGGCCCGCGTGCCGGCGCTCATTTTCGAGAGCGCCCGAAAGCTGGCGGCGTGTTCGCTGATAACCGGCATGTCCTCTTCCAGGAAGAAGAATGACCGGGGAAAGTTCAGCAGCAGCGCGATGCGCGACAGCATGGCCTCATCGGGGGCGGGCGTGCCGGCCTCATAGTTCTGGATAGTCCGGCTGGTCACGCCCAGCTCATCGGCCAGGCGCTTTTTCGTGTAGCGGCGCCGGGAGCGCGCGAAAGTGATCTGCCGGGGATTGATCTCGGGCATGATGGGTGCTTATTGGCGTGCCGATCTCGGCTCGACCTCGAAGATATCGGAGGGCGCTTCGTCTTCAGGCTCAAGGTGCTCGGCGGCATTGGACAGGGAGCCCAGGATCAGGCGCTCCGCCCAGGATGTGATGTAACCCTTGTGAAAGTCGTTCGGCAACGACAGCTCGAAGCGCACTTCGTCGAGCATGTTGTCGTAGTGGTACAGCAGGACCCACACTTGGGTGCCGCAGGCATCCTGCTGCTCGGCTTGGATCAGCGCATCCGCGTAGAGCAGCTCGGCCTGGCTGTTGGCCTCGACATAACTCTGAGTGACGCCGCCTTTCTCGGCCTGATTGCGGGGCTGGCGCTCGCTGTCGCGCCCGGTCTCGGCATCCCCGGTCATGACAACGATGGCTTTCCGCTGATCCTGGGAAATGATCAGGGGGCTGTTGCGGCGGTCAAGAGGCTGCCATCCCTTGTCGGCCAGCACACCCCGCAGCAGCTTGACGGCTTCCAGCCAATGGCGCAGGCCGGCTTCGGTGGGAGCCGACCGTAATGGGATGGCTTCGCTGCGGCCACCGAGCCCGGCTTGCATCGTCTCGAAGAAGATCTCGGGCGTTAGGTCTTCTGACAGACGACGCAGGCGGAGTCTGACCGCTTCGGGGTCTGTGATGACTTGGCCTTGTGGCGCCGGGCCTTGAAGAGGGGTGAGCTTGAAATCGGAGGCAGTCATCGAGGTTCCTTGAAAGAGATTTCTGGAAAGTTTACCTCATGTTGAGGTTGATAAACCGGAAACCGGAGGGGAGGCGGGTAGCCCGCTACAAGTGGGCCTGCCCGGATACAACATAGGAAACACACTGTTGAACAACTGCAAGTTGAAGCTCTCGTCGGCAGTGGAGTTATCGCGCTGGGGTTCCGTAGCTACACGTCTACATGGGGGCCGATCTTGCCCGACGCTGTTGGGACACCCAACGCCCAAGAGGTTCGACCGCTGTGAAATACCGTGGCCATGCGGCAGGCGCAGACTGTGTAGCGGCCTGTTGCTACAGGTCGAGCAACATCGCTTGACGTAGGATGGCGTTGACGTGTGTCCGCTAGCCCTTGTCGTCGTGCTTCAGCCAGGCCATTACATCCTTGCCCATGCGGATCGACGTCTGGGTCTTGAGTAGTGGCAGAAACGACCACATTCTGCATCACCCCAATCTGCCGGGGCTTGTGGAGGAATGTCGCTGTCGTCAATCTCGCTGGCCTGGTACTTGGCCAAGGGGCGTGGCTCAGCAATCCGCTCCGGCGACAGCGGGCTGCTCATGCCTTTCCTGCACAGAATTCCGTCACCACCAACCTACTGCCTGCTCTTCCGATAGGCTTCCCGGGCCGCGTCCATGCACTTCCAGCTGGTATCACGCTCACACGCCGCAATGACTGCCATGCTCTCGTCATAATCGACCTTGAGCGCATAAAGGTAGCCAGCGAAGGCGAGGGCTGTGAATGCGTAGAAAACGCGCGCGATACCCACCGCTCACGCCGCGCCTCCCGCTCGAAGCGGCCAAGACCGTCAGGCTTGTCGTTTACAGGCTGCTGCTTCCCCATGGGCGTGCTCCCTGCATCCAATGCCTAGAATATCCCACACTGCCTAACGGCTGAAGCATGAACAACGTCACCCCCACGGCTGCGGCCTGACAAGCGGCCGGCTGTCCGTCAGTAAGGGCGTTTGGCTTGCTTGTCCGTAGAATCCCAAGGGTAGTCTTTTCAAAGACGGGGGCAACATGCTCAAGCGGATCTGGCGAAAACTGGTGGCTCTCAATCACTGCAGGGACATCTACGGAGAAGACACGCTGGTGGCCCAGGGTATCCAGCTGGCTGCCGGATTGGCGGCGCTCTACGGAATCTTCGAGCTCATGGGTCTGTGGGACGCGGTGTTTCACTGAGAAAAGGGCTGTCTCAGTGCGCCGGAGTGGATTTCAACGCCCCCCAAGGTGCCTGGAAAATGCCCCAGCCTGTGAAGAATCTCACAGCTATGCTGTTCTGATCTTATTTCTCTCCGCAGGATGCGTGTAGCTTCGCGGGACGCTTGCCCCGGCCTAATGGGTCGGCGGGCGTCGAAACGGGAGGTTTTATGGCACAGCTGCGCATCACGGCGGGCGGAATCTGGAAGGCGTTTTACTGGACGCTTGCAGGGGCTGCATTCTGGTTTGTCTACGATGGCGTACAGCACCCCGAGAAGTTCGACGACAAGACGCTGCCGCCCTCTGCAGTCGAGGGCAGGCTGCCAGGTGGGGCGTTCCGAGCCAACCTTCCCGAGGTATCGCTGAACTACACGGGGGCTGTCGCAGATATCGAGAATCCGGTCATCGACCCGGCCACCGCGCTGAGGCGGATCTGGGGGCCCTGGGGTATAGGCGCAAGAGAGTTCGAGACATGGACCTCCTACGACCAAGTGTATGCCTTCAGACTGCAGGAGCGCATGCATGACGATCTGCTGAAGGGTAAGTCGGTTGGCCTGCTTTCCGGCAAGGTGATTGAGCCGGGCGACATTCCCGCCAAGTCAGGAATGGGCAACGGCATCAACGAGCGGCTGCTGGACGAACTGAGGCGCCAGTCCTTCGAGGAATGCAAGGTTATCCAGCAGCACTGGATATTTGCGG